TAACATAAAGTTGCAACTTATTATTTTTAGGTTGCAACTTTTTTTCATTAAATTTGTAGTTCGAAAATAAGTGAAAAATGACACCGAATATAAATAATTTTAATCCTAATATGAGTTTACAGGAGTATAAAGCTCCTACATCATTGGATTTACCTGTACCTCAATATGTTCCGTTGAGTACACCTACAATATACGACCCACCTAAGTTTGATATTCCTTCTTTGAATACAAATGTTGGAGGGAATGGTAAAAAAGGAGATGGTTGGGATATAGATGGTTTCATGAGAGACCTTAAAACCGACCGTTTGACAAGTAATGTTGCTTTCAATACAAGTGGTTTTGCATCTCAAACAGGTTTTGGGGCCATTGGTTCCGATTATGGGAAGATGACACTTGAGGGTAAATCTCAAAGATTTGAAGATTTATACGACTTTAATTCTGATGGTAAAGGTGTTAAAAAGTTTAAAAATTTTTATGACCCTTCTACAGACGAAGATAGATTAGCAAGACAACAAGGTGCTTTTGAGAAAACCTTAAACGGTATAATGAAAATGCAGAATACCGTTGCGACTACTGTTGCGAGAGGTACTGTGGGTGCTGTTTATGGACTTGGTTCTTCTCTTGCAAATTGGGACTTGTCTAAAATGTATGACAACTCCTTGCAACAATCATTGGGTGATTGGGATATGGAAGTTAGAAGTGCTCTTGCTAATTATCGTACGAACGAAGAGAAACAACGAAGTTTCTTAGGTAAGATGGCAACTGTTAACTTTTGGGCAGACGATTTCTTACAAGGGGTTGGGTATATTGCAGGTATAGCATTAACTCACTATATAACAGGAGGTATTGGTAGTAGGGTTACAGCTCTTGCAAGAGGTACTACGGTTGGAGCTAATCCGAGTGTTCTTGCAGGTTTGAGTGGTGAACTTGGTGCAGTTGCAAATCAGGCTACGGCTTCCTTATTGAAAGACTCTGCAAAAGGTCTTTTAAAAACCTTTATTATTTCTGCAGGTTCTGAGGGTGCTACAACGGCTTATCAATTTAGAAACGATGCAATTGATAGTTATATTGCAAAATCTATAGCAAAAAAAGGCTATGTTGACCAAAAAGAGTTTTCTGATTATGTAGACAGTTCTTCTCGTGCAGCAAACGGTGTTTTTCTTGTATCGAGTGCAGTTTCTGCCGCATCTGACTTTGTTCAGTTTGGTAAAATATTAGGTGTGAGCCCTGGTTTATCTAAGATTGGAAGTAAACTTGGTTTGGATAAGATTGCTAATAAGTTATGGATAGGTACGGGTATGAATAAAGCTACTTCAGAAGCCTTGAGAGTTGCTTTGGGTAAAGGTGGTGCAGAGGCACTTGAGAAGTTTTTAAGTTTGGAAGGTAGAGAGGCATTTTCAAGAACTTGGAAGGGTAAAGCGTTAGAACATATTGCAAGTAAAGGTGGTAAGATGGTAATGGAAGCTGTTGAAGAAGGTGGTGTTGGTGTTGCTGAGTCAATGGGTTGGGCTGCTTTAAATTCCATGTATGATGTTGATAATTTACATAAAACTTCTGAATATATAGAAGGTGGTTTTTCAGGATTCTTTGATATGGATAATTTTGTAGATGCTGTTGATAAACAAGTTTCTACGCCTGAGGGACGACATGAAATGTATATGGGTGCTTTGCTTGGTCTTTTAGGAGGTAGTATTATGCGTGCCGCAACAGGTGATTTCAAAGGAGCTATACAAGAACTCGTGAGCAATGAGTACGCTCAAGAAAGAGCGAAAAGAGCAGATGCTTTGACACAAATGCAGGCTGTGTTGAGAGAAGATATGGAGAAGGGTATGACTTCTGATAACTTTGGAGCAGTTGCTGATTCTTTTATAGAAAGGTTGAAAAGATTGACAGCGGCAGGTGTTCAAGCCGACAAATCAGGTGAATTGCGTGAGCAAGGAGCAATGTTTATGGCTGACCTCCTTGACAGTTCTGCAAGTTTTGACCAGATGATGTTACTTTCTGAAAGAGTCTTTGGTGGAAATTCAGCACTTGATAACTCTGTACAACAACTATTCAATGCGAGAGTGGATGCTTTAGATAATAATACACTTAGACTTGAACACGGTTTTGAAACTGAAGAGGATGTTAAAGCTTTGAAAGAAGCTTACAAAGAAAACTTCGTTAAGCGTCAAGAGCGTTTCGACACTGCGATAAAGTATGCTCAGGATTATGCTCAACTTCTTAACCAAGACGAAAACAGTACATTGATTGATGTTTTAGCAAGACAGCGATACATGTACGACACTGCTTTGGAAGCAAAAGATACTTATGGTAAGCGTATTGCTGACAGTTTAAATATAGCTCAAGGTCAAGAGTTTCAAAATATTCTCGATAGTGTTATCAAAGGTTACGACGACCTTGGTGACAGAATTACAGATTTGCAAAAACAGCGAAACGACATTGAGAAAAAGTTAAAGAAACTTCAAGAGAGAAGGTTAAGAGAAGCTTCTAAAAAAGGTGATATTACGAATACTAAAAAAGGAGTTAATGATAATGCTCAAATTCGTGATTATCAAGAAGATATTGAACAACTTCAAACAGAACTTGAAGAGGTTCAATCTCAAGAAGAGGCTTTAGCAGAAGAATATAACAGGGCGAAACTTGCACAAAATGCAATTTCTAATAGTAATAATCCAAACGCTCAACAAGCTATGGATAATAGAACTCTTAGAGCCGACCTTACTTTTACAGAGATTGCCAAGATGTATGACGATGTAAACAATCTTGGTAATATCGCAATGACTCTTAGAAGTACTCCTGAATACGAGCAGTCGGGGAAAGATTTCTTAAACACTTTAGAGTCTTACACAAATGCTGTTAATGCAATCGATTCCATGGAGCGTTTCTTTGATGATGTTGAAAAGTCTACTAAGACGGATGGAGTTGTACCACGAATTGTTCAAAAGGTTGCTGACTTCTTTGGTAGGGAAACCAAAGATAGAAGTGATAGGCAGGATAGGGGTAGACAGGCTTATATTGATAACGATGGAAATGAAGTTAAGAGTGAAGAAGACCAATTTGTAGAAGATTTGGTAGAAGATGTTATTAACTCATTGCCTACTGAAAAAGCTCGTAAGAAAGCTCGTGCTAACGCTGAAATGATGGAAATTACTAAGGCTCTTGTTAGACTTCAGTATAGAACTCGTTTCGATAGACAGGGTGAGGTTGTACAACAAAATTATAATTTCTTGAATGCTATTTATGAAAGGGACCCTTTTGAAACAGTTTCTGATGAAGAATGGACTGCTTTTGCAAATGAGGAATCTTTTACTAAAGAGGAGGTTATTGACGAGGCGACAGGTCTTGGAACAGGTGATTATGTTTATAACACTAATGATAAGATTAAGGGTGTTGTTGATAATATTGTTGAGAGGGTTGTTAATGGAGAGAAATTATCATTGAGGGAACGAAAAATCTACGATGCTTTGAACGCTCAAGATGCTGACTTCTTTAACACACTTGTTAATCAAGCGATTAAGGATAATAACAACAGCACTACTACTATTGGTGGTAACAACACTCAACAAAATTCTCAGAATAACCAAAACACTTCTAACGACCCGAACGCTACTTTGTTTGAGGAAGTTAGTAGAAGGGTTGCTGAAAGAATGGCTTTAATTTCTAGGCAGACAGGTGTTTCTGAAGATGATGTTGCAGATATTATCAACGAGTCGCGAGAAATTGACCAAGTAACTCAAGGTAGTAATGGTAAACCTCGAACGAACCTTCAGAGAGATATAGAGGCTTATAAAGATTTAAGTACGAGAAATGATTTAACAGAGGATGAGGAACAACAATTACAGGATTTGAAAGATAGACTTGCTGTTATGGATTCTGCTATCAACATTGCAGAAAAATCAAGTTTGTTGGATGACCTTGATTTGTTGAATCAGTTGAGTCAGTACACAGATAACAAGAGTGAAGTTTCTAAAGATTATACACCTGACACAGTTTCTGATTCTAATGGTAAACCTTTCTCTGATGAAGAAGTTGGCGGTGGAAGGTCCGCAAATCATGCTCAAAACTATTCTAATGCCTTTATGACTGTAGAAATGGATGATGATGGTAATCAGTTTATAAATCTTTCAAATCTTTCGTTAAAAGGGTTTTTAAGTAGGTTTACTACTACAAGATTAACTCGTACTAACAAGAAAGGTGTTACAACTGACTTGAAAGACGCGAGTGAGATTAAGGCTGATGAAAATGCTGTTTACACTATTACCACTGCTAAAGGTGCTTATAGTTTTAAATATAATAAACACGGTAATATACTTTTAGATGCTAATGATACGACTACTTTGTTAAATCTTAGAGAAGAAACGAAGTTAGATACTACTGTATTGTTGAGTAATAAGTTTTCTAACTACTCTCCTTTGTATGAAATAGACGATGCTGGTAATTACCACCCTGTACCTTCTGATATTGAAGTGGAAACAAAGGATGGTAAAAATTATAAAATTGACCAAAACGCGGTTAAGGAATTAAAACCTGGAGATGAGATATTTATAGTTTATCCTATTGACGCAGTTTACAACAAAAGAAGAGTTAAAGGAGAAACAAGTGTTAAGGAGGATGTTTTATTACTTGGGGATTCTAAAGGTCGAATAGTAGGTGTTCTTAAAGCAGGACACGGTGTAGGTGGGAAGTATGAGAGTTTGATGAGACTTCGTAACGAGGCTGTTACAAGGGTTAGAGATAAGAAGACAAATAAAGTGTTCAATGCTAATCCAAACCTTATCCATACAGGTTTATCTGTAACTGTTAATACTGTTGAAAATGGACACCCGAATATCCAACTTTCAAGAGATACTAACGGTAATTTGATAAATCAACATTTCACAATACCTAATCAGCTTGCAAGTAATGTGAAGGTGTTAGGTTTCGGTATGTACGACTCTCGTAAAGCTGAGGATGACCCTTCTAAATATTCACTAAGTGTTACAAACAAAGGTGTTAAGGATTTATCGTTATCGAGACAGAACTTTAGATTTGTAAATGGTGCTGCGAAGAGTTCCTCTAATGGTGTAGTATCTTATGTTTTGTTGGAATATAATGGGAAAACGGTTGCTTACCCTGCTTCAATGGTTCCTTCGAATGCTACAACACTTGCCGATACTGTTACGAGTATCACTTCTAATAATAAGATTAGTTTAGCAGAAAGAGCGAAGATGGTTAATGAGTTGCTTATGGAACAGGGTGTAGATGTTGTTTCAGACCCTCAGTATAAGCATTTGTTTGCAACTAAGGATAATGTTGCTAAACAGGACTATAATGACGCTATCACAAGGGATGTGAGTGTACCTGCTCAGTTTATGGGTTCTAAGTTGATGAGTATGATGGATTTTTCACAAATAAGTGATGTCACAACTCTTAATATTAACCTGCAAGACGAGAATATTTTCTTTGCTCCTAAATTTTCTATGGACTTGGATAATATTATGGATGGAGGTATTGTGTGGAATAACAATACGAACACAAACCCTAATAATCCACCAGGAGGTAATAATTCTTCAAATAATAACACGAATAATAATTCGTCGAAGAAAAACTCCTCTAAGAAAGATAACAAGTCGTCAGGTAATAATAACTCTAATAACAATTCTTCAAACGGTACTACTGAGAACACTGCAAACAATGGTAATAAAACAGAGGGTGAAAAAGAAGAAAAGTCTTCAACTGAGAACAAGAAAGAAGGTCCTAAAGATAGTTCAAATGACTCGTCTACAGATATGACGATAGAATCGTTCTTATCTCTTCAAACCAACGCTCAACAGAAAAAATGGGTGCGTGAGTTAGCGAGGAAGTTAGGATTTACGCGTATGATGTCTGAAACAAGAGTTGATGGTAAAGTTTCAATAGATGATATTGTCAATTACTTACAACATAAACTTGGTGAAGACACTCCTCAGAATTATAAGATGGCAGAGCATTATAAGGATACTTATTTAAACAATGTTATGTCCAAAGGTAAAACCATTGCTTATCTTATAGATAACATGATTGGTGAACAGATTTCGGAAGCTAAGAGTAAGGGTGCTAAAAAGAAAACGGAAACTAAGAAAGAAGGACCAAAACCTGTTGAAGAGATTATATTAACTGAGGAAGTTAAGCCTGCAGAGGAGAATAACCCAGTTGAAGATGGGAAGTCTGAGAAAGAGAAGAAGGTTCCACCTAAGATAGAAAACAAACCTGTTGATAATAAAAAACCAGCAGATAGTTCGTCTATATCTTCCCTTTTATCACTTCAAAGTAATCTTGCTCAGAAGAAATGGGTAGAGGATTTGGCTAAGAGATTAGGTTTCACAAATCAGCTTGCTGACACAAGGTCAGAGGGTAAAGTTTTTGATGGTGACATCATAAATTACATAACCCATAAACTTGCAGAAGATACCCCTCAAAATCGTAAGTTAATTGAGTTCTATAGAACAAAATACTTAGAAGGTATCGCTGTTAAGGATAAAAACAAAAATCTTGCAGACGCTATTGATGCTATGATAGAAAACGAAGCTTCTATGGATTCTGAACAGCAGGTAGAAACTATAAACGAAGAGGCTTCCGAACTATTCCCTGAGTCTTTATTCCCTGAAACAGGTTCTTCTGAGAAAACTTCTACTAAGAAGAGAGATACTAAGAAAGATACCAAAAAGTCTAAAAAGACTACTGTTTCAGATAAAAATTCTAAGAACAACTGTAAATAATTTTTAAATTAATTTGTTAAATGACACCTTATTATTTTCAAGGTGTCATTTTTTTTATATATATTTGTGGACTGAAAATAGAAACATAATGCCAAATATAAATGATAAGGAGTGTGTAGAGTACATTTATTCTACCGATGGGTGCGACGAATGTTGTGAACTTCGTGAGAAGCCGAGGATTGGTAAGTTTGAAGATTTCGACACACAGTATGCTCCATTATTTGTAGATATGTTATTTACAGGAGCAAAGGTTAGACACAGTGAAATAGTTAAAGACCCAATAAAAGATGGGTATAAATTTTATATTTATTTAAGAACTCCTATGGAAGTAGGTACTGTTTTTTACACAGATACTCAACAAAGAGATTATTTCTTAGCTGAATTTAAAGGGGTGGAAAGAGATAGTTCTTATGTTTATAGGGTTAAATCTATGGATAACTGTTCGGTAAACGAATTAGACAGAAACAATTTAAGAAAAGGATTAACAATACACAGAAAAGGAAAATTAACAAATGAGCTGTAAAGTACAATTCCCTGCAGGTGTGCAGGACAATGTAACACTAAACAATAGTGAAAAGTTGGCACAAGCAACTATTTTAGATATAGATGGAAATCCTTCCTCTTTATGGAATGATATGACAAGTAAGGTGCCTGTTTTTGAGAATTTGGAAAATACATTTACAACTTTTGCAAATGTTTACGAAAGAGGTTTGGAGAATAAAGGGTTTGAAACCAATCCTGAATCGAGAGAGCCTAAACTATTTTTCCAATCTACAAATGGTAAGATTTTCGAATCTTATAAAGATGCATTACAAGATAGTAGTTCAGAAGGTAACGTCTCTTTCGGATTCAAAAGAAAGAACAGTTTGTATCCGATAGGTCATGTTACAACAAGTATAAACCCTAACACTCGTGAAGGTCTTATTAACGGTGGTATAAAAGACGGTTTACTTTCAGGAGAAACAATTGCAGATAGTAGTGGTAAATTATTCTTGAAACCTGAAGGAGGGACTCAGACTGAACAGATGTTAAATGCGTCTATGTTTAGAAAACAGGTTGAATACAACAATCTTGATTATACTCAAGAATATAAAAATGGAACTGTTCATGTTAGCAATAATGTTCTTACAACAGGTGTTGAAGACGGTAAAGGAAATCTTATAACACCACAAGATGTTCTTGAGAATTTTAATGATTTCGCTGAAAGAACTTCTACTAAAGAAGCCGCAGATGTTGTTGTTGATGAGTTAATACGAAATGGAGAATATGATAAGGTTCTTGCTGGTTTTGAAAACTTACAAGTAGATAGTAATAAAGAACTTGCTACAAGGTTATTTGAGATAATAAATCAATCAGGTATAACCTTGATGAGTATTGAAAACTATAACAAACGATATGCAGAAATCCACGGTCAGGAAATGGACGCAGTGGCTCTTGCAGATGTTGCAAATGGTATCATTGCTCTTAGTGAGGGTGCAACACTTGAAGATTTAGCAGAAGAGGTTTCTCACTTTGTGGTTGAAGGTATGCTTGAACAGGAGATAGACACACTTGTTAATAGTGAAGAATTTCTAAATAGTAAAGAGTATAATGATAATTACCAAACCTACAAAGATATTTACGAAAGACAAGGTTATGAAGGTAAGGAATTAGAAAGAAAGGTTCAAAAAGAGATACTTGGTAAGATGTTAGCGGGTGGTATTCTTACTCGTTATCAAAGTGCTATAAACACGGACCAAAATGCCGAACCTGGTTTCTTAGAAAACTTAAAGAACTTTGTAGACAAGTTGGTTGCAAAAATCAAGTCTATGCTACCAAACAACATGAGTACTTTGGAGCAGTGGCAGAGTGATTTATCCGATAAGTTGTTAAACGATAGAGTGGAGAGTATTCTTAATTTGAAAGAAATTCAAAGTAAAAACAAAGATACTCTAAACCCTGTTTTCTATGCAACTAATTCTAACAAGATTGCTCTTGCAACACTTAAAGATACATTAGACGCTTTAGAGGGTCGTTTGCAAAGAATCCGTAGGGCGAATATATCAGATGTTGAAGCTTACAACTACGAGGTTAGACGAGCAATTCAGGCTGTAGAAGCTCAAAATGAAAAACTTGCAATTCATACTTTGGTAACGATTGCTGAGAGTATGGCAAATAAGACAGCGTCGGATATTAAGCGTTTAACGAGTGGTCACAAAGGTATTCGTAACGAACACTTACTTGCAGACATTCGTATCATGGAAACCCAAATGATACCTGCTCTTCAAGAGTTACAAGCAAGTTTCGATACTTTTGGTATTGATGGTGCTGAGAAAGCAAATCTTGATAGAATTATATATGTTGTAGAAACAATTGCTTCAGATAATAAAAGAAAAAGTATAAAGGTTACAACTACTAACGCTGAACAACAGGTTAAAGAGTTGTTGAAGAAATATAATATTCCTGAAGAGGCATATTTCCATATTGCAAAATCTTTGTTTGGTAGACAAGCGGATATTAGTCAGCTTTATGCAATGTTCGGTAACCCTGAACACTCACAACATTATGCTATTGGGATGCTTGGTAAAATCATTGCTAACAATGGTATTAAGGCAAGAGCTTTGATGAATAAGTATGCACGTGGGATTATAAACGTTTTAGATAAGTTTAAAGTTACTTCTGATGACCAAAAACTTCTTATTGAGAGAACAAATGACGGAGCAGATACAGGAAACTTTATTTCACACATTAACACTGCTGAAGCCGAAAAAGCTTATTACACAGCGTTGTTAGATGCTTACAACCAAGTTAAGTATGGTGCAGATAAGGACTCTTATAAAACTATGGAGGAGTTTGAAAGTGAAGGTTATATCTTTAAAGATTTATCAGATACTGAACAAATTCAATATAACGAAGAGAAAATAAAAGTTGACCAAGAATACCTAAACACTCGTTATACTACAGATGTTTATAACAAGATGAACGCTGTTTATAAAGCATTAGGTATGGGTCAGGAAGCATTAGATTTCTTAAGGTCTAATTCGGCAAGAAGACATGACTTGTTGAAGAAGATTATGGACAGCGACGGGAATATTCAACTTGAAGCTCTTAAGAGTTCTAAATTCGTTCTCCAAGATTTACAGTTGTTAGCAAATGAGAAAGCCGCGGCTACATCTCTTACTAACCCTTTAACAGGTGAAGTTTATGGTACGGTTAACGAAAGTAAACTTAGAGATATAACTTATACTTACGAAGATGCTAATGGTAAGCAGGTTACAGAATCTTTTAAAATACCAACTATTGAATTAGCAAGTGGTGTAGATATAAACGATTCTTCTGTTAAACGAGCAGTGGATTTGGTAAACATGAACTTGTTCAATGTTGCAAGATTCCAAAATGAAACTCGTACCATTAACGATAACTATCTAAATGAGGTTTCAAGAATTGAAGATTCCATCGCTCAGAAATATGGGTATAAAGATTTTGCTACTTTTGAGAAATCATCTCGTGCGAATAAATCTGCTATCTATAAGGAGATAAACGAAACTCTTTTAGACTTTGTACAGATAACAGGTGGTTTATCATTCTCTGAATCGTTTTATGCTAACCTTTCTACGGAACAGACAGCTCCATATAAACAGAAGTTAGACGAGATTATAAATGATACAGACGATGACCTTGTAAAAGATACAGCTGAGAAACTTAAGACTTTGATGACGAAGCGTGCCAATCTATTAAAAATTCATAGAAACAAATTGAATTTTGCTGAAATAGATGGTGACGAGATGTCTGATGTTGATAGAAAACACATCCGAGATTTAGATGCTGATATTAAAACATTAAAGCGTGAGTTGGCGGGCATGGTTGACGAAGATTTGAATGGTAAGTTAAGAGAGGATTTTTCTTCTTACGAGATGAACTCTTCATTTGAACAAGAATTGAAAGATTCAGGGAAAAATAAGTTAGACTTTATGGTTCAAAACTCTATTAACCCTGCGAAGTATCAAGCAATTCGTCAAACTTTTACTAAAGCTCTAACAGAAGGTAAATTAAGAGGTGGTAAAGACATTATCAACTTCTTGGAAGAACAAGGTGTTTTAGATAATGGTAGATTGACTCCTACGTATGCAAACATATTAAGTGACCAAGCTGCGATAGAAGAACTTGCTTCGAAGTATATGGTTAGAAATATGCCGTCGTATTACACTCGTTTTACACCAAAAGGGTATGATGCTTGGAAGAGACTAATCGACCAAAAGATATATCACACAAATGGTAAGCAGTCTTCGTTTGGTAATTTCTTAAGAAATGCTGTTGCAGAGAAAAGAGCAACTAACCCTAAGTTTGAACATGCTGTGGAGCAGTACATTACTATTAACCCAAGTCTTCAATATACTGACGGAAATGGTAAAACCTTTAAGGAACAGATAAACGAAGATTTTGATAGTGATAGTCCATTCGGAGGTAGACAGTTTAAAACTGAAAAGTTTATAAATGAGAAATTCTTCCAAACATTTACAGAGATAGACAGAGATGCTTATCTTAAAATGAATGATACTGAGAGATGGGAGTATATGCAGAATTTAGCAGAGAAAACCAACGATGGTAAATTTGCTTTGTATGTTGAAGCCTTGAAAGCTAATAAACAAGCATATGAGAATTATGGTTTAGGAAGTAAATACTCTATCTTTAGAAGACCTCGTTTTAGAAAGAATACTGTGGAAAGTGTTGGACAAACATTAACAAGTCCTAAAGATGCTGTTGTTGGTTGGTTTAACAAATCATTCAAACAAGATGCTTCTAAACAGGATGAGGGTGCTTTCCAAGATGGTGTTAACTTAACGCTGGGTACAGACTATAAAACAATGCCAAAGCGAGGTATTCATAACTTTGAAGATATGAACGACTTAACAGAAGATGTTGCTTCTGCAGCGTTACAGTTCTTACACCATTCTTCTGACTATCTCGTGAAAGAAGAAACTTTAGATGATGCTATGATGTTAGGTTCACTAATTGATAGTCAAGTATTTAAAGGAAACCTTAAAGGTAAGGAATCACAAGTTAAAAAGATGTATAAATCTTTTGTTGATTCTCATTGGTATGGTATTAAGAAAGTTGGTAAATTTGAATTATTCGGAATGGATATTTCAAGGGTGGTGATGTGGTTGTCTGACTTTATTGGTAAAGTAAATACCTCATGGTCATTATGGGTTGCTGCGACAGGTAATATATCAGGTAACGTTTTTGCTTTATCCGAAGCTGTTGCAAGTCAATATTATGACACTGATGATTGGAAGAGGGCTTTCGGAACTTCGTTTGTTTCTACGGGAAAAAATGCAGCCGAAACGGGTAAAGCGAAGAGGACAAACAAGATGTATCTTACTCTTCGAGCTTTAGGTGTTCAAGGTTATGGTGTTGAAGAAACAAACTTTGCGACAGGTCATAACAGAGCTATTCAATCTCTTCTTAATGAACCAGCTTATAAATTGACAGACTCTGTTACTGAACAAAACCGACATTTGTTTGGAGCCACCATGCTTTTAGCAACAAAACTTTATAAAGGTCGTTGGATGTCTAAAGCTCAATTTGAAATGGTTAGAAGGAGAGAAGGTGCTGATAACGCTTCTATTAGAGCGGAGTATAAAACATTACCTTCGCTTTACGATAACTATAATGTTAGTGAAAATGGCGACCTTACTATAAGCGAACAAGGTAAGAAGTTAGCATTAGAGCAGTTAGAAAAACTGCACCCTGGTGTAGAACAAAGTAAGTTAGAAGCCATGTTGGATAATGATTCTCAAGTATTCCTTGATTTAGGAACGAGATTAGTTTCGTTACAAACCAACTTGGAAGGTACTGTTGCTCAAGAACAGAAATCTGCTGCAAGTAGGCATTGGTTAGGGAAAGCATTCCTTGTAAACCGTAATTGGTTCTTCAATAAGATGCAGAGGAATTTTAAAGCAACTCACTTTAACTATATTACAGGTCAGTATGAAGGCGGTGGATTAGTGAGTGCTATCAGAACTCTTCGAAATTTTGGAAATAAATTTAGGAAGGTTGTTGCGGCATCAAGTGATTTAGACCTTTTAACTATTTCTCAAAAAGAATTGATAAATGACCCTAATATTTCTGATGCTGATAGAGCTGCGATGATTCAACATTTCCAACAGCTTAACAAGAAGCAAGGGATTCAGAAAGGATTTGAAATGCTTCTACATTTTGTGTTGTCAGGTATAGGAGCAATGTTGTTGGCAGGATTTGCTTCTGATGATGAGGATAAAGAGAATTGGATGCTACAATCATTACTATATGTTTATCTGAGAACTGTTTCAGAATTAGGTTCTACTCAAATACATACAGGTGCACCTCAAGCGTTAGAGATGATGAAAACTCCTACGATGATTATGAATCCGTTTGTTGATTTATTCAAATCTCTTTCTTTTGATGAGGTTTCATCAGGAACTTATAAAGGAATACCGAAGCTAGGTCAGTGGTTTATCAAATATTCTCCTGCGAGACAGTGGTTTATGCACGAAGACCCATTCCGTTCGATGAGTACTTACGCGTTCCACAACACGGCTTCACTCGGTCTTGCGAATTTCAAGAGAGCAAAAGATTTCGAAGCTTTAGTAGATGATGAAGATGATTACGATTATGATGAAGAATAAATAAAAAGAAAGTCCGCTTTATTTAGCGGACTTTTTTAATTTAGTAATGTAGTCTAAAACTTGGGCACATTCTGTAAGAAGTTTTTCTCTATTTCTGTCCCAAGGACCACGAGGGAATATATTTTCTACTACCCATTTCAGGTAGCTCTCAGGTGCTTCAGATGGTTTTTTACCAACATATTTTCCAAAGTCGAATGTTATACCACTGTCAGGGAATTTCTTTCTTATATCGGCTTGGAATTTCTTCTGTGGTTCGTAAGGCATAGCACTGTCTTCACTACCTATTCTAACACCTGTTAATTGTTTACCTTGAGCAAACATCTGCCAACCTCTTCCTGGTACAAATTCTACTCTAAGGTCTTCAAGTTTACCAAATCGTTTTACATTATTTCCATAATCGATTAGTAAAACATGGTCTTTGTCAGGGTGTTGTCTAACACCTCTTCCTAATATTTGATAATGTAATACATAAGACCCTGTTGGTCTACCCATTATCACAGCTTGTAGTTCAGGATAGTCAAATCCTGTATTTCCCATAATCGCAATTTTACCTTTACGACGGGTAATCAATGTCCCTTTCGACATTGTCATACACCAAACTTCTTCTTTTACTATTTTATGAAGTTTAGCATCTTCGTTAGATAAAGTAACTTTATTTACTAAATAAAAAGTTATTTTAAAGTAGCCTTCATCTAACGGCTCAATCGTTGTAGTAATACCATTACATACAGCGATTTCTTGTAGTAAATCAAGCACATCTTTATTGAAGTGGATGTTAGAGTATACTTTTGATTTTGGTTGCCTATATGCCCTACAAAAGACCCTCACAACCTCTAAAAATTCACCTCTTGTTAAGTCTTGTAAAATATACCTTAAAGAAGATACATTATTACAACTTATTCTAAGTAACATGGCAAGTTTTAAACATTTGTCATAATTAATCTTTTCAAGTTTTGGTTTAATGACTACACCTGCTGTTGGTATTGTTACTTCTTTACCTACAATGTTATGTGCTTTTGTTTTATGATAAACACCTTTTTTATTAAGGATTACCATATCATGGTCATTGGTAACTCTCAGATTGGTAAGTTCGTTGTTAGCAACTTGAACCATACTTGTTGTATGAGTGTGCTGGTGGATATGGATAGGTTTTTCAAATGTTATAACACCTGTTTCCATATCATATTGAGCAACCTCATCATTTGGTTTTAGATACTTTTTAGTCTTCCAGCCGTTTTTCGTTAATACTTCTGTATCGGTGGAGAGACAGGTTAGAATACCATAGTTAAAAACATTCCAAATTTTACCCTTTTTAAAATCTGTAATAATTTTTTCTCTTTCTTTTGCGTCTGTACTACCAGCTAAGTATGCAGATTTAGGAATAAGTTCTGCCATTCTTGAAGCTGTTTCCAATGAGTCACAGAATGTTAAAGTTTTTGTTATTCCTTCAGCATTCAGTTTCTTAACTCGTTTGTAGATATTATTGTTAATACCTTGAGCTGAGATTGCTTCTTGAATACTTGTTTCTGTATATTCTGAACCTGTCGAGTTCCATCGAAGTTTACCCTCGTCAAAGTCGTGTTGTTCGTACATTGTTTTAGACCAAAACTTATCTGCAATATCTTTTACTTGTACAATGTGAATAATATCTTTAAGAAACGGAGTATCTCTTAAAATTTTATTTGTTATAAAGTTTATTACAGAGTAAGAGTCGTTCATCTCTCCTAATCCTGAATAAAGTCTACAAGGTGTCGCTGTAAAACCTATAATGATTTTAGGGTTTACGATGCCTATAAACTGACGAAACATTGACCCTTTCGTTGGAGGATATTGATTACACTCATCCACAATCACATTTACAACACCATGCTTTTTAAATTCTTTTGCTTTCTTGTAAATACTTCCAATAGTAGCATAAGTAATATCTCCTAATTCTTTGGACTTAGCACCTGCTGAATATACTTTTGCGTCACCACCTATAGCTCTAAGCTTTTCAAGGTTCTGATTTAATAATTCGACGGTTGGTTGAATTACTACAGTTTTACCTTTAAGCATGTGTGCTGTGGAAGAAATACATATTGATTTCCCTGAACCCACAGGTGATATGACCAGCCCTCGTTTCATCACAATGTCATCGTTTTTCAGATACGCGTCAATCTTGTCTAAGATTTCTTGTTGATATGGTCTGAGTGTTATCTTTTTCATCTTGTTATCGTATTGTCTTTAAAGTTTAATATAAAATTGTTTTTACTAATAATATCGTTTCCAAGTATGCCGTCTATTTCTATATGGTCGTCTTGATAAATAACTTCCTTAATCCTTGTATAATCTTTGGCATAAATTGTAGTTTTTAGAAAGGTATCGCCTAACTTTAATTTAACTTTGTGAGCGTTGAATAATTTATTCTCTGACCCACCAAATCCTTCTGCGTTTATTGGTGCAAGGTCACCAACCACACCTCCTACCTGCTTTATTGTTTCCGTGTGTAAAGATGTAAACGAAGCCCCTGTGTCTAATAACAGAAACTTATCTACACCGTTAACTTGCACTTTAACAATTGGTAGACTTGAACTTGTGTAAATTTTAGTCACATAAGTTTCGTCTTGCAAAGATACATCTTTTTTACAAGAATACAAACAAATTGATAAAAAAATTGCACTTAAAAATAATTTTTTCATTATTTACTATTTAAAAATTAATTCAAAACAAAAAACACCCCTGTTACGGGGTGCTTTCGAAAGTCTACTCAACGACTTCCACTTTAACCTTAATACGCCCCGACCTCAAATCTGAAACTTGTCTAAAAGCACCTTTAGTAAGGTCTACATTTTTGTGACCGTTAGGGTGGTTCATGAACTCACCTCTATCAGTTACAGTCACAACAACATGTTTTCCATTAGCTAAATTTGTTACCTTTAGCTTTGTTCCAAACTTGTACTTCGTATGAGCGGCACAAGTCATAGCATTTTCGTTGAAAACACTTCCATTTGCGGTCCTTCTAACCTTTCCTGGATAAGCATACCAAGTAGCCTCACCATTATTAGCGAAAGACAAGGAAAACAGTGTGGTTAAGGAGAGTATTAAAATCTTTTGGATTAACCTCATTTAACACGCATTTATTTTCACTTACGACTGCCAACATCGTCTCTTTTTAAGTTACCAACAGAGGTAACAGGCATTATTTGATTACTTTCTTTGTTAGCTCTTCAGCCAAGTTTACAAAGTGGTCAAAATCTGTTTCGTAAGAGCCTGTAAAATATAACTCTTTTCTTAAACCTTTCGGAGGAGCAACTCTTCCATATTGAAATAAGTAGTATAGTTCTTTGTCCTTTTTGTCAGAATAAACTGTTTTATTAAATTTATAATCTCTACAAATCATTTCATAAAGAGGACTTTCCTCTAAACTCGGTCGAGTGGCGAAAACATTTGGTTGCTTCCATATTAAATTGTGCAAAGCATAAGTAAAGGAATCAGCATGTAGGTGATTTTCAACAGTTTGAATAATTGCTTTTGGACTGAAACCTGTTTCATTCATAAACCATGCCAATCGTTCTCTGAAATTTTTACCTGCTCCATTACCTCGTTCTTCATACAGTTCTTTAAGTTTCTCTTCTACAAGAATAACCTCATCGGTAACTAAAGGTTTATCTAAATTCTCTAAAAATGCTTTACCTTTAGGACTTATTCTCAATCGCTCGCGAATAGTCTTTCCTGCTTTAACAAGAGTAAAATAACCTTCTTCTAACAGTTCATTTATTCTATCTGCATCATCTTTGGAGATAAGGTCTACTTCTTTTTGTAACACTTTAATTAGTAATATGTAATCGCTGTCTGTTAAACCTGCTTTGTAAAGATATTCAAAATTAATCATAAGTTTTTTCTATTTTAATTGTTCCACAATCGTAAATTCGTTTATAACCTCGCTCTTCCATAATTTGTTTCTCAGTTTTATTTACATCGAACCCTTGTTTTACTAATTCCGATTTACGATATTTGAAACGATTTTCACGAGTTGGTCCCATAACATAAAAATAATTTGGTTCACTGTAACTTACAAAATCAAACCCTAAACTTTTATATAAGTCTCCGTTGCTCCATCTTCTGTCAGCGTAGGATATTATTTTCACGGGTTGATACTTTTTCTCAAAGTATTTCAATAATTTACTAGCACCTCCTACAACATTTGTATAAAGTTTATTGCAAAACCTAAGTAATTCATAATGTCCTTCTTTGTGTGTTTGACCTAAGTTTTTACGCAAGTTTCCAAAAGTCATCAAACTAACCAATTCGTTGTTATAATATAATCCTAATTTCACTTTAGAATTTACATTTCCTTGAATGTGGTTTGCATTTAAAAACTCTTTAGCTTCCTTTGCAGTTACTTCATGAATCTCACACTTTCTTGCAAATATTTTATTAGGCGTTTTCCCAATGATATTTAGAAGTCGAGATTTACAAATTTCTTCTTTTTCCAACCACTCGTCTTCAAATATTTGAATAAGTCGAACACCTTTTTCTTCACATCTGAGTAGTTTGTAAAGATGATAATCATTCTTTAAGAAAACATCAGAATGAAAGTACAAACCATTATATTCAATTCCTATCTTTAGAGATTTTATATAAATGTCTAATTCAAGGGGTTTGATGGTTGTCCTACAAGATTGTTTAACTTCCACTTCGTTTTTTAAAAACTCACGAATGGCTTGTTCTGCGGCAGATGTTTTACCTACACATTTTTGACAACCTTTACCTTGTAGGTGATTACCAGGTGCCTGCATAAAATCTCCATGTTTTGGACAGGTTATTTTCACAGGCGTGTGATTGTTTACATATTCTACTTTTTCGTAGAGGTATTTGTCACCGTGAACAGCTTTTGCGTCTTTTAAAAATTCATCATGTGTTTTAGAAAGCTTTTGTGAAATTGTATCCCATCTGCAAACAGGGCAACCTCGACCTTGTATATGAGAGGATGGAATTTGAGAAAACACACCGTGTTTTTTACAAGTTATGTTTGTTTTCGTGTTCATACTAATATATGACTTTTCATCATACAGGTATGTATCACCATGAACTTCTTTTGCCTTTTTTAAAAAGTATTCGAAAGGTTGTATACGGTCTCGGGACAGTTTTTCATTACCACATTCTCTACATCCATAACCTGTCAAGTGGTCATTCGGGGTTTGTATAAATTCTCCATGTATTGGACAAATTATTGTAACTTTCTCCCTAGACAACTTATAAACCACTTTCGAGTAATCGTATTTATCTTTATGTACAAGTTGAGCTTTTCTAACAAACTCTTCTGTACTCATTGACATTTTTTTCGAAATTCTCAAATTTCCACACTTGTTACAACCTTGACCTTGTAAATGGTGAGAAGGTGTTTGTTCAAAATCACCATGTATTTTACAAGTGATTATTACTTTTTTAAAACTTCTAACATAAACCACCTTATCATACAAGTATGTATCTCCATGGATTTTTTTAAATCTTTCAATGATACTTTCTGTTGTTATTTTCTCTCGCATTAAACTTAATTTTTAAAAAGGACAATCGTCGTCATTTCCGTTGTAAGGATTATCTATATTCTCACCCCATAAATCTTCAGTGGCATCCATTCTTGGAATATCAGGTTGTTTCTCGACCATTGTTTGAAAACTATTTTCTACTTTTCGTTTCTTATAAAGTCTTTCAATATGGAGAGTTACGTCTTTGTCATCTTCGGGGTCGACATCATCTTGTCTAATCTTAACATAGTGCCAAAAGATGTTCCCTTTAGTTTCAAATGCAGTTTTATCTCGTCTGCTATCAATCATATATTCCTGCAAGTGAGGATACCTCCTTGTTTGAACAAACATGTATTTATCAATACCAAGCTTGAACGGATTGTTAATTATCAATACTAAATCGCTTATGAACTGAATATTACTTGAATTATACAAATCCGCTGCTTTTGGAAAATGACTTTTGGGGTCACCTGTTCTACTTTCAAGTTCACGATTCATTTGTGAAAGGTTGATGAAGGAAACATTAGAAAACTCTTTCTTTAAATCGTTTTCATATTCTAACACTTCATCCATCGCTTGTTTTTTATTACCACTGTCTTTAATGAGTCCGAGGTGGTCTATGGAAACAATTACCTTCTCTTTATCACGATGTTGTTTTAGAAACTCTCTTACATTAACCAACCATTCTTTTGAAGTTAGTGGTTTTTCAATATAAAATATATTAGGGTGACTTTCTTTTTTGAGAGTGTCATTAAACGCAGCTTCTTCCATCGCTGTAAATTCTTTATCTTCAGCAAGAATTTGTTTCATCGGAGATTTCATTGTTTCTTTAAGTCTCCTCAAAAGCAAGTTGAATGAAGTCATTTCATAGTTACATTTAAGTAGTACGAAATTATCACAATTCGGATTTAAGGTTTTATCGAACATATCATCTTCGATATGTTTGAGGATTGTTGTTTTACCAAATCCTGAGAGAGCAGCGATTGTTATAATCATTTGACTGAATATCCCCCCTAATAGGTTTTCATTTAAATGCGAATACCTTGTTATTATAGGTTTTTCCTCACCTTTCTTAATTTTCAAGATTTTGTTTTCCGCCTCCTTAATTATATCTTTAGATGGTCTAATAACACTTAAATCTACATTGTCTAATGTTACTTCAATTGGACTTGCCATTTTATTTTTCTTTCTTTATATAGTGGTAAATAATAAATATAAATTCTGAGTCTACTTTCTCAAACTCTATTGTTTTAATTTCCTTATCATAATTACTCTCTAACCAAGTATTTAACTCGGTTTTTACATCATCGAGCGATGTTTTAGTTATTACATGAACTTGTAATACATTTTTTTCAGAAGTGAAACTTTTACCTGCTTTTTTATAAGCGTCTTCTATATCTTCTTGCGAAAAGTCTTTTAATTGATAAAGCTCAACTTCTGTGTTTGTATCAAAAGTTTCAATTTGATAATTCATCAGGTTTATTGCCTCTGTGTTACTACACTTTAAATAAGGCGTAAAACCTTGAGCTGATGTAAAAGGAGTATTAAAACTCTCGTTTATTTTAACGGTTCCAAATGTGGTCATATCTCGCTCGTCTTTCTTTTAAAATTAATTCTTTAATATTTACAAGTATAGAGTCGTATTTTAAAAACCCTATCTCCATCGCTTCTGCAAATAAGATGATAATTTCGTTGAGAATGTTTTTATGATAACTAAACCATTCATCCATTTGATAATCGTCAAACTCTTCTATTTCTCCTTTCAAATAAGGAATAATGTGAGAATAAATGTATCTATCATTGTCTATGAAAATTTCTTTTTTATTTTCATCTTTATATTTAAAAACTACAGATTCAGGATTACTGTAAGTCTTAAATGCCCCAACAGTGCGACTTTCTCCAACTGTTTTAATAGTTTCTATCACTAAATGGATTTCTACTAAACCATCTATTGTTTGTAATGAAACAACAGGAATTGATTGTGTTTGTTTAGACATGTTAATTAAGTGTTAAAATTATTACTGATAATAAAACTATCGCAGGATAAGCAATTTTGTCGTATTTAGCGTGGATGTAGTTAAAGATACCCATTGCATTCACTCCTGCTTTGAAGATGATTCCTATAAGAACACCTCCTACAACCATTGCTGTTTGCAACATAATTCCTTCTGTTAAAGAAACTCTATAAATTGACTGCATGTCATTCAGTATTCCAAAAGAGGAAAGAATAATAATGTATCCAAAAAAGAAGAATACTAAATCAAAAAGCAAGTGCCAAAAGAAACTCATAATTGTTTCTGAATAATCCACCACTGGGATATTTAAAAATTTACCTTTCATTATAATTATTTTTTATAAGCTAACATTTCTACTGTCTTGTTTAAAACAGGTTCGTAATTTACTAATTTAAAATCTTCATACTTAACAGATTTTATAAACTCTTCAAACGGTTTATCCAATTCCCAACTTGACGAGTCAATCTGTATTTCGTGAATTTTGTCTACAGCCATAACTTCACTAACTTCTTCAGCCAATTCATATTGGTTATCATAGAGATGTACATTTCTTAAATCTCCTTCAAGGGCTGTGAATTTATGTCCTGACCAAATCTCAAGGATTTTACCCATTAAGAAATAAAACACAATATTCATTGGTAAACCAAGTAAGGTATCCACCGAACGCTGTGACCATTTGAGCATAAACCCGTCATCTTCTTTAATTAACTGATAGAGGAAGTGACAAGGTCTTAAACTCATATCGTTAAGGCTATCTAACTGCCAACTATCAATGATTAAATCTGTTCTATATGGGTTTTCTTTAAAATTATCAAAAACTTCATACTGTCGAGCATATTGGTGTCCATAAATCTTACCTAATGAAAACTTATCATCTGCTTCAATCTCAGGATTGTTTTTTAATAATTGCAGATACTCGCTGGATATATTTTGATAATTACAGAAATCTGAATCCCAAAAGCTTACCTTTGCTTTCCAATAATCTCTAATGTCTGTTGAACCTTTCAAGAACAATAGCAGTTCGGCAACAGCACCTTTAAAGTAAACTTTCCTTAAAGATATTACAGGATTATCTTTTCCGAATAAGAAGAAATCCGCGGTTGGTATCTGTTTTCTTTTTGTACCTTTTCTATTTGGGTCATCATACTCAAACCCATCTGATAAGATTTCACTTAATAAATCTTTGTAAAATTCATCTACTTTATTCATAACTTGTTTTTCTTTTAAATATTACACCATCTGTCATATACTTTCCATCTTTTATTGGATAACGCGTATAACTTGCCGTAAATTCATTCAAATCTATGTGTGGGAAGTAGACATCACCTTCAGCATCATCGTCGACAATAGTGGCATCTATGGCGTCGATATAAGGCATTGCTTCTTCATATATTCTACCACCACCTATAATATAAGTTGTAGAATTGTATAACAATTTGTTATCTCTTTTACAATATTCTATTGCTTCAGGGACACTTTCAAACACTTTTACATTTTCACTCTCTTCTATATCACAAGGTTTCGTGGCTACAATAGCATTAAATCTGTTCTTTAAAGGTTTGGTTGGTAAACTTTTCCAAGTATTATAACCCATGATAATGTTATTACCTACTGTTTTAGATTTAAACTGTTTTAAGTCTTCGGGAAGTTCATACATTAAATCATTGTTTTTACCAATTGCTTTAATTTGATTCATACAAACTATCGCTACAACTTTACCCCGCACATCCCTCATGTGTATTGGGTCGGGACTCATTACAAAGTTTTCATCTTCGTCTTTTCTAACTCTGTCTTTTATCATTCTTGATTAATTTTTTGCAAATATACAAAAAGAAAAAGAGATAACAAAATTTTGCTACCTCTTTTTTAAATTATTTTTATATCCCTGCTTGAGCACCGCATGTAACCGCATTTATTTGAAAATCTTTATCAAATAAATGCATCCAGGAATTAACATTGATTGTAGGTTCTGGGTCATATCCTCCACACGGGTTGCAAGTAATATGAACTAATGACCAAGGTTCATTTCTCTTATGATTGAAAACTGCAGCTGGTAATTCCTGTTCAAGTGTAACAGTAGCCTCATTTGTAAATTCCACTTCCACATCTATCTTATCCACAAAAGCAAAATCTAAACGACTTTTCTCATTATTTGTGGGTTTCACAGGATAGTTCTTATGAAACTCGGCACTTCCATTTATAGTTCCGCCTTGCATTCTCACGGTGTAAGAACAACCACTGTCACTACCACTAACAGAAAGTTGTATCTTTCTTTTAAAGTGACCATCTGCTTTAACTTTAAAAGTCATAGCTCCTCGTGTATCACAATTTGAAGGTCTAAAAGGTGCAAAATCTTCTGTGGTATAACCTACACCTTGAGCGTTTATAATTTCTAAATTTGACATTATCTTTATATAATTTTAAGCTTCACAACTTGAACAAGTCATAAAATTAACAATTAACTCCTTAGAAACAGACTGCGAACGCTGATAATAAAGCGTTTTTACTCCCATTTTCCAAGCGTCTATTATCACTTTATTCACATCTTTTATTGGCATAGAAGATGGAATATTTAGGTTTAATGACTGGGCTTGGTCTATATATTGTTGTCTTTGTGCCGCCTGAGTTACAATTTCCAAAGGTGAAATCTCCTTAAAGGTCTTAAACACATCTTTTTCCTCTTGTGTAAGCTGGGTCATATGCTGAACTGAACCATGATTTAGCATAATATCTCTCCAAACATCTTCCGTATCCAATCCCTTCTCTTCCAATAACTTAGCTAAATATTTATTTTTTCTAATGAAATTTCCTTTCGCTAAACCAGCCTTGTAATAATTCGATGCAAAAGGCTCTATCCCTGGCGAAGTCTGCCCTAAAATAGCTGAGCTGGATGTGGTAGGTGCTATCGCCATAGTAGTGGCATTTCTAACTCCGTAACCTTTCAGTAGTTCTGGCTCGCCGTAGATATTCGCTAATTCCTTAGAAGCTGCTAATGACTGCTCCTGGATTTGTTTAAACACTTTTGCGTTAAACATTTTTGCTTCCATGCTTTCAAAAGGAATCATATTTCGCTGTAAATAAGAATGATACCCCAAAACTCCGAGTCCTAAAGCACGGTGGCGAATTGCAAAATTCCTTGCAGCAGAAAGGTAATAATTTCCTTCTGTTTTCTCAATAAATTCAGATAAAACAGCATCAAGGAAATAAATGGCTAATTTAACTGCGTTAGTATCTTTCCATTCGTCATAAAGCTCCAAATTCATGGAAGATAAACAACAGATGAAACTTTCCTCTTCCGTAGAAGGCAACATAATTTCGGAACAGTTACCTGTCAAAATTCCATTAAACATACCTTTATGTTCTAATGGTTCAGTGAAGCAATAGGTGTCTTGTTTGTATTCTAACTCTTCCACAGAAGTTATTTGTATAAATTGTGAACACTCCCTATTCGGCTTTTTAATGTCCCACTTTAACCTGTTGCAAGTCAACCCTAATTGTGATAGTTTGTATAAAGAGTTACCATTAATTAATAATCTATAAACTTCTTTACAATTATAGTAACTTAGTTCCCCTGAACCATCATTCTTAGGCATTAAAAATCGTCCACCTTCTTTCGAAAACATTACTTTACTATCACATCCAAGCGTTTGTAACATTAATTGTATGTCTAACAAAAATTCTTTGTTTATAGACGAAACTTGTAAGGTTTGAGAACCTTTGTTGTTACAAACGGTTCCATCTGCATCCAAATAACCAGATAACCAATTAATTCGAGATTCAACGGTGTATTGAGAATCGGGTACAAAAAATTTATCCTTTAACGATTCCAAATGTCCATATTCTCGGTTTAAATCTTCTTGGATAGTCCACTTTTTTATTTTGTGAAATAGATGTTTTAAATTTCTTTTTTCACCATACAGATATATTCTCTTACCATATTTTGTAAAACAACCATCACCTGAATAAAAGCCGTTTAAATAAGCATCTTCAAGTGTTTCAACTCCTTTTATTAGAGGTAGCTCGAATTTAATTAACCTATCACCTGGTTGCAATTCATGAGCTCTTTTTTCCAACAACTCTAATTTGTTCAACCCTACCCCTTTGTTATAACCTTTTTGAATATAAAATTTGTGATAAGGAGTACAATCTAATTCATAACCGCTATTGGTAACAACTCTTAATAGTTTTTGGTTTTCTCCTGTTTTACGAACAACAACTTCACTAAACTGTTTACCATTCCAAACCTCAACTTTTTCGTTTTCCAAATCACCTATTGGTATATAACCGTTAGAAGTGAGTATTTTTGTGTAAGGTGCTACACAAAGATTCGAGGCGTTAATTGTTAATTCTTTATCTTTATAGACTTGCGGTTTATTTTTATTTACATTATCCGTGAAGAAAATATACGGCATTCCTTTCTGCTGACGGCTTTCCAATACTTTAGCCCAAATTCTTCGTTTGTCCGTGTCGCCCTCTATCATTTCGTGCATCCAATAGTCTGGCACACAAACTCCCATGAACAAATTCTGAATAGGGTTACCGATGTCTCGGATTTGTAAAAATTCCTCTATATCATCATGGTCAATATCCAAATACGCCGCAAAAGCTCCTCTTCTCACACCTCCCTGTGATACCACATCCATTGAGGTATCAAATAATTTCATGAAAGAAACAGCTCCAGAAGATTTTCCATTATCCGTAACTGCTGTTCCTCTATGTCTCAGCTCACCGAAATACCCAGAAGTCCCGCCACCTATCTTGGTCTGCATGATAACTTCTCCCATTTTATGGGTAATTCCCTCTATGCTGTCTGGCACATGGACATTGAAACACGAAATAGGAAGCCCTCTCTGCGTCCCCATATTTGCCCATACAGGAGATGAAAAAGAAATCCATCCTTTGACAATCATTTCCTTAAAAGCCTCCTTTAATTCTGGTTTATACAGCCTCTTTGCTGCGGCTTCAGTTATTCTATCTATAGCCCCTTCTAATGTTTCGCCTTTTAGTAAATATCCTCTGTTAAGCATTTGTTCTGATTCTTCATTGAACCACCAAATGTTTGTTTTTTCTTCCATCACTTTTTCTCTGTTATATAAATATAGTTTTATTTTAAATTTTTCTCAAATGCTTTTCTAGCGCTGCCTCGGAAATACACTTCTCCTCGGTATTTATAGCCTTCTTTTTCTATAATTTTCAGCATCGGAATATTATCAAAATTAGTATCTATGCGGATACTCTCTATTCCCTTTTCTTTTGCTAATTTTTCAGCTTCCTGCAAGATTTTTTGTCCCAAACCTTTTCCCTTTGCTTCTTTGGAAACCGCTATTCTGTGGAGCGTGAGATAATCTCCCTGCCCTTCCCAGTTTTTTAGTTCTTCGTAAGCAGGTTCTTTGTCAAAAATAATCGCAGCATAAAGATTCACAGCGCCCTCTTCTTCAAAAACAAAACCATATCCTTTCTGAATATCATTTTGTATTGTTTCTTCATTTGGATAGCCGTCCTGCCACTGGGTACTGCCTTCGTTTTTACGAGTTTCCTTTGCAAAGGAAATTATCTCCCAAATCTGCTCAAAATCCGCCTGCTCCGCTTTTCTAAATTCCATCAAAAGCAAATTACAAAGTTTCTAAGAGCTTGTATACTGATTTCAGCTTATCATCTACCTGAGTCACTCCGATAATTCCTCCTGAAAATCCCGTAGTTTCTTTTTTTACAAATACTTCTATTTGATTATTTTCATTTTCGCTGATATGGATAGAACATTTAAAGTAATCAACAAATATCCCAAATAAAAGTCTCATCGTTCTATTTCCTTTTTCGTAGACTGTATTTCCAATACTTTCTGAAAGCGCTTTGTAGCCTGCGTCTGCCATTCTTTGCTTAATCTTTTCGTGCAGTTCTTCCTTAGATATATTTGCAAATACGCATAGAATTTGTTTTTGTGCTCCTACTTTATTTTCTACAAAATGTCCCATAATTTTTATTCTATTTCAAATCTTTCACAAGCTTCCAACTCTCCTACTTTCACTTTATTGACATGGGTAAATTTCACATTTGGGTCTGCTTCCGCAAATTGTTTTGCTTTTTTTATGCAATATTCTATCTTGTAGCCCACTGAAATACAAACTCTATGTTCTCCCACTAATCCCATTCCCATATAGATATACTCACCCAAACGAAAGTCATCATTTAGGCTCAATTCTTTCTCTTGTTGAATTCTACTATACATGGTTTATTATTGTTTTTTAGAGTTTAGAATAAATCGTCCTCCGTGATAGATTTATCGTGTTTTGTGTATGCTGTTGGTCTTTTTGCAAAGAAATCATCTAATTCATTCGCGAAAACTTCTTCTTCAAACCAAAGCATCGGCTTTATTTCATCTCCTGTTATTCCAAAAGGTCTGCCCAAGCCCAGCTGTACCAAAGAATCATCCAGCCTGTATCTCATATAGTTAGCCAAATCTTTTTTGCTGAAAAAGTCAAGTTCGCCATTTTCAAAAATCCAATCTAACATCTTGTCTTCCAACTCTATATAGTTTTTCATAAAGCCTTCTATCTCCTTCATTCCTCTTTCCTTCATGTCTGGATTTTCTTCAAAAATCTTTTTGATGATAAAAATCCCAGCGTTAGCGTGTGTCTGCTCATCTACGGATGTCCAAGCGATGATATTCGCCACATTTTTCATATATCCCTTAAAACGAGT